GTGCCGTTTAATTTTGCTTATCCTGATACTGATCTTGATCCTGACCACGAACTTACCACGCAACCTACCGATAAAGCTCGTCTAACCAAGTATTACGGACTTGTCCCGCGACACTTGTTGGAAAATGATGAAGATTTTGAAGAGGTTGAACAGCTTACAGACGCCGAAGAAGAGACTGACTTCTATGTTGAGGCGATTGTTGTAATAGCTAACGGTGGTACTTTGCTGAAAGCGGAGAAGAACCCGTACATGATGCAAGACCGCCCTGTTGTGGCGTTTCCTTGGGATATCGTACCGTCTAGGTTCTGGGGTCGGGGCGTGTGTGAGAAAGGTTACAACTCACAGAAAGCATTAGACGCAGAGCTACGCGCACGAATTGATGCCCTAGCGTTAACAGTGCACCCCATGATGGCTATGGATGCAACTCGATTACCTCGCGGAGCCAAGCCAGAGGTCAGGCCAGGCAAAATTATTCTAACAAATGGTAATCCTTCTGAAGTCTTACAACCATTTAACTTTGGGCAGGTTTCACAAATTACATTTGCTCAAGCAGGTGAATTACAACGGATGGTGCAAACCGCTACTGGAGCTATAGACTCCGCAGGAATAGGCGGTTCTGTTAATGGCGAATCTACAGCGGCAGGTATTTCTATGTCACTGGGCGCAATTATTAAACGTCATAAGCGAACTCTGATTAATTTCCAAGAGTGTTTTTTAATACCATTTGTTAGCAAAGTTGCTTACAGGTATATGCAGTTTGAGCCAGAACTCTATCCTGTTGCTGATTATAAATTTGAAGTTACTTCCTCTCTGGGCATTATAGCAAGGGAATACGAAGTTACGCAGTTAGTACAACTTCTGCAAACTATGTCTCCAGAGTCTCCGCTCTACCCTGCATTGATTCAATCAATCATAGATAATATGAATCTTAGTAACCGTGAGCAGTTAATACAAACTCTACAGCAAGCAGGGCAACCTTCACCTGAACAGCAACAAGCACAGCAAGCTATGCAGCAATCACAGATGGAGTTCCAGCAGTCACAAACCAATGCTCTTAATGGGCAAGGTGCTGAGTCGCAAGCTAGAGCAGCCAAGATTGTTGCAGAAACTAAAGCTATTCCTGTAGAGCTAGAGATAGATCAAATGAAAGCTGTCACCTCAAATCTGAAAGCCGGCGATAAAGACGATAAAGAGTTTGAGCGTAGATTAAAAATTGCTGACTCAAGAATGAAAGAGCAGAAGTTAAACATTGAAGCCGCAAAGGTACTATCTTAGTGATTACCAAACGAGAGCTTGAGGACGTAGTTACACAGGTAAACGCAGTTTTAGATAAGCTGGTAAAACGCATAGAATATCTAGAGAAACAACATACCATTCTTTTGCATGACATAAAAAACTTTGTGCAAGAAAAGCCACAAGCCAAACCTAGAGGTAGGCCGAAGAAGAATGGATAAAGATACCGAACAATATTATGACAACCTTGCGAGTATATTTTTAATGCAAGGCTGGAAAGATTTAACCGAAGAGCTAAGTGCCAATGCTCTTCACATTAATTCCGTTGAGCATACGAAAGACAGAGATGATCTGAATTTTCGAAAAGGCCAGTTAAATATCTTGGCTTATATACTTAACTTAGAATCTACAATAGATCGTTTACGAGAGGATAGCAGTGATGTTAGTAATCTTTGATTTCCAATGCGCTAAAGGACATATCCATGAGGCTATGCTGGATCGCGCTTTGTTAACTGACGATTACAAACGTAACTGTCCTAAGTGTGACGGTTTAAGTAGTAAGATAATCTCACCTGTTAAGTCGATACTTGACCCCATTTCCGGTTCCTATCCGGGGGCTACTATGAAATGGGCTAAGGATAGACAGGCGAAGATTAAACACGAACGCAAGGTAGCTAACTCTTAGTCCTTCGGGGTAGCTTAGAATTAGTCTTGTCTCCATAGGAGTTTAATAGTGGCACAACTTATTGACGAAGTGAAGAAAGAGGTAGATGAAGCTGTACAATCAGATGCGGTCTTAGAAGAGGTAGCCGCAGCCCCACCTGAAACCCCGCCCCAGGATGACATCCCTGATAACTATCAAGGGAAAAGTCCAGCGGAGTTGATTAAGATGCATCAAGAGGCAGAGTCTCGCATTGGTCAACAAGGGCAAGAGGTAGGACAATTAAGAAAGGTTGTAGATGATTTCATTCTTAATCAGACCAAAGTCAACGAACCGGAACAGGCTGAAGAGATAGATTTTTTCGCTGAACCTGATAAGGCTGTTGATAGCAAAATTGCAAACCATCCAACCATTAAACAGTTGGAGCAATTAGGCAATCAGATGAAACAAAGTCAGACGCTTTCTGCGTTACAGCAGAAGCATCCTGACATTAAAGAAGTTGCTATGAATGCCAACTTTCAAAAGTGGGTTGTTGGTAGCAAGATTCGTTCAGAGTTATACGAACGAGCAAACAATAATTACGACTATGATGCGGCAGATGAATTGTTTTCTAGTTGGAAATCAACTCAAGACGTTGCACAACAGGCCGTAAATGTTGAGCGCAAAGAACGTAAACAAACTTTGAACGCAGCCTCAACAGGTGGAGCTAAAGGAAGTAGTGAGGCTCCAAGTAGAAAAATTTATCGAAGAAGCGACATTATTGAACTAATGCGAACTAACCCGAAACGCTATGAATCTATGTCTGATGAGATATTTCGTGCGTATCAGGAAGGTCGCGTCAAAAGCTAACCTTTGAGAGATTATTATGACTGATTCAACCTATCCCAATATGGGTGGAGCGGTAACTAACACTACTGCTGCCACATTTATTCCAGAAATCTGGAGTGACGAGATTCGCGCAGCATATGAGAAGAATCTTATTCTCGCGAACCTAGTAAAGAAAATGAGCATGACAGGAAAGAAGGGTGACATCATCCACATTCCTGCTCCTATTCGCGGAGATGCTCACGTTAAAGCCTCAGCAACTGCTGTGACTATTCAGAGCAACACAGAGGGCGAAGTGCAAGTTGCGCTAGACAAGCACTACGAATACTCACGTATCATTGAAGATATTACTGAAGTTCAGGCTTTGTCTTCGCTTCGTAACTTCTACACTTCAGATGCGGGTTATGCTCTGTCGCGTCAGGTTGATACAGACCTGATGGATTTAGGTAAGTCTTTTGGTTCTGGCGATGGAACTCTTTGGACTAACACTGCTGCTGCATTCTTCTGTGATGCCTCAACTGGCCTTACAGCTTATGCTGATGACACTGTTACTACTGCTGACGTTTTCACTGATGCTTGTTTCCGTGATCTGATCCAGAAGCAGGACGATGCTGACGTACCTATGGATAACCGCGCGTTTGTTATCCCACCTTCACTGCGTAATGCAATCATGGGTGTTGATCGTTATGTGTCTTCTGACTTTGTTGGTGGCGAACCTGTGCAAAATGGCAAGATCGGAAATCTTTATGGTATTGATGTGTTTATCTCTACTAACTGCCCTATTACTGAGACTGCTGCGGCAAACTCAGCAGGTGGTCAGATTCGTGCAGCAATGCTAGTGCATAAAGACACTATGATCTTAGCAGAGCAAGTTGGTGTTCGTTCACAGACTCAGTACAAGCAGGAGTTCCTCGGAACACTGTATACTGCTGATACTCTGTACGGTGTTAAGACTTACCGTCCTGACAGCGGTTTCATTATGGCTGTTAACGGCTAAATGGAGATGGGGGCGGGGAAACCTGCCCCTTTATCTTATGCGTAAAAAAGACTCAAGATTAACCACTCTTGGATTAAGTGGGTATAATCAACCCAAAAAAACCCCTAACCATCCTACTAAAAGCCACGTTGTATTGGCTAAGGTTGGTGATCAAATTAAGACTGTCCGATTTGGGCAGCAAGGTGTTAAGGGCGCAGGGAGCAATCCCAAGACTGCCAAAGAAAAGGCAAGGAAAAAATCCTATTATGCCAGGCATAACGCTCAAGACTCTAATCCGTCTAAACTATCAGCTCGATACTGGTCGCACAAAACCAAGTGGTAACTACAGGAATTCAACATGGCAACGATAGTCACCAAGAACAGCTCAACCGCATCAGCCGTACCCACTACGAGTGACTTGGTTCAAGGCGAACTTGCGGTCAATGTCACAGATAAACGACTTTTTACTGAGAATGCATCTACAGCAATTGTTGAGCTAGGAACTAATCCTTCTTCACTTACAACAGCTACAGCTACTGTTACAGGCACATTAACAGCTAACGGCACTTTTGCATCAAGCAACGCTGTGATAACAGGCGGATCAGTTAACGGTGTTATTATTGGAGCGTCTAGCCCTCTTGCGATTACAGGCTCAATAATTACAGCAAACACTGGTTTTGCAGGTGGTTTAACTGGAGATGTAACGGGCAATGTTACAGGTAATGTAACCGGAAATGTAACCGGAAATGTAACAGGAGATTTGACTGGTAATGTAACCGCAACTTCTGGAACAACTACACTAAATAATCTAGCTCTTACTGGCACTGTAGACTTTAACGCGGCCCGTCTTACTGATATAGGTACGCCTACTGCTGCAACAGACGCTGTAACAAAAGCTTATGCAGATGGCTTAATAACTGCTTTAGTTGATGGCGCACCTGCTGCTTTAGATACTCTCAACGAATTAGCCGCCGCATTAGATGATGACGCAGCTTTCCATACGACAGTTACTAACAGCATTGCTGCCAAGCTTCCTTTAGCTGGCGGTACAATGTCAGGCCAGTTATCCCTGGGCGCAAATAAAATTGTAAGTGTTGCTGATCCTACACTAGCGCAAGATGTAGCGACTAAAGCTTACGTTGATGCAGCAGACACCACAGGACTCCCACTCGCGGGTGGCACAATGTCTGGTGCTATCGCTATGGGGACTAACAAGATCACTGGCATGGGTGATCCTACAGCAGCACAAGACGCATCTACCAAAGCTTACACAGACTCGATTTTAGGAAGTGCTACTTCAGCAGCTACATCAGCAACAGCCGCAGCCACATCAGCGTCTAATGCGTCTAATTCTGCTAGTAGTGCATCTACCTCCGCGACTAACGCAGGTAATTCAGAAACAGCAGCAGCTAGTTCAGCCGCAGCAGCAGCCACTACCTATGATAATTTTGATGACCGTTACTTAGGTGACAAATCATCTGACCCTACTGTAGATAATGATGGCAATGCTCTATTAACAGGAGCTTTGTACTTTAATACTGGGTCAGATGCTATGAAGGTTTATTCAGGCTCTGCATGGGCAGCGGTAGCTCCTACAGCTACTTCTATAAATCTTGCCTCTGAAGTTACAGGCACACTCCCTGTCGCTAACGGCGGTACGGGGTCTACTTCAACTACTTACGTTGATTTAACAGCTAATGTAGCCAACGCCCTCCCCGTAGCCAACGGCGGTACTAATGCAACCACGGCAGCGGGTGCGCGGGCAAGTCTTTCGGCTAATGCCCTGCCAATTCTTAAAAGCGGAAACTACACCGCAGCGGTTGGTGAGTTTGTTACTGTTACAGCCGGAAGTATTACTATTACTCTACCTGCCTCACCAAGCGCAGGGGATACGGTAACTATTAAAGACGGCACAGGAGCAGCGGCTACTACCACCTTTACCGTAGCGCGTAACGGCTCCAACATAGCAAGCTCTGCAACTGACTTGGTTTTTGATAAGAACTTTGCAGAAATCACTATGTCTTACATCGACGGCACTATTGGTTGGAGCGTATAAATGAGTAACTTGTCGGAACTACTGCCGACAGGCGGCGGACAAAACGCTGTAGACTTTGTTGCGTCTGGGACTTTGAGTTCAGGACAGGCTGTTATTTTAAAAACTAACGGTCAGGTTGAAGCTGTAGGCAATGCCGCTCCTACATTAGGGGCAGCTTCTGCGGCAATAGTAAATTTACCAACACGAGTTGCCTCAACCTACGACACTGCGAACGATAAAGTAGTTGTTTTTTATATGGATGGGGGTGTTGGTAAAGCTGCGGTAGGCACAATTTCAGGCACAACTATTACTTTTGGGACTGGAGTCAACTTTAACAGCACTAGCCAAGCTGATTACATGGGGGCTTCTTTTGACGTTAACGCAGGGAAAGTTTTAGTAACTTATAAAAATAGTTCTAACAGCAGCTATCCAACGGCAAGTGTTGGTACGGTGTCGGGTACATCTATTTCTTTTGGTTCAGCCACGGTCATTACTTCTACCGCTACCGGACGAGGCGCGCAATGTTGTTACGACTCCACAAGTCAAAAAAATGTAATAACCTATAGAGAAAACGGTGGAAGCTATAACAGCAAAGCGATTGTAGGCACTATTAGCGGAACGGGTATTTCTTTTGGCTCTCTTGTTACAGTAGAAGCAGGTCCGAATTATGAAGACACTTGGTGCGTGTATGACCCCGACCAAAATAAAACTGTAGTAATAGTAACTAACAATAACAACAATGATACAACTTGTTATGTAGGAACAGTGTCAGGGACATCTATTTCTTTTGGTTCAGGCGTGGAATTGCAGTCTTTTGCGGCTACTTATGTCGGTGCTACTTACGACACTACTGCCAATAAAACAATTTTTTGTTATGCAAAATCAGGCGCAGCAGGGGCAAGGGTTGGAACAATAAGCGGAACAAGTATTAGTTTTGGCACAGAAACAACTTTTAACTCTAGCGGGACAAAACATATTAGCGCCTCTTATATGCCTTCTACCAATACAACGGTAGTAGCTTATGTTGATGATGGTAATACTGAAACAGCAACTTATAAAATAGGTACGGTGTCAGGTACAGGAATTTCTTTTGGTTCTGCGGCTACTTACAACACAACTAATAGCCAGTCTATTACAACTGTCTCAGCTCCTGATTTTAACGCCGTTATGATGACTTCAAGAACATTTGTATCGCCTTACCCCTTGGTAGCTAATATCTATTCGGCGGCTTCTAACTTTACCGACTTCATAGGCATAACAGCCGAAGCAATCTCTGACACAGCCACAGGCGCTGTAAACGTCTACGGTGGGATTAACGAAGCGCAGACAGGTTTGACCATAGCTGCTGACTACTACGTCCAAGACGACGGCTCGTTATCTACTGCGAC